AGTATTATCAAGGTGATGTAGATCCTAGTAGTGCCCAATGGGGTACTGCAGGATATAATATGCAAGATCTAGGTGATGGTACTTATAATATTTTAGGCTCTAGTGGTTCTTCTATAGGTAAAGGTTATAAAGGTTTAGATGATACTATAAAAGAATTAGCTGCTCAACAAGAACAAAGTAAAAATCCATATGGTTTAAGTCCTCCACTGGCTACAGAGATGGATAATTATTATCCAACATTTCCAAATCCTACACAGTATTCCAATACTTCACCGTATTCCGCAGGTGATTTAGATAAGTGGGAAGTCTTAGGACAAGTACTTAACGGTAAACCAATTCCGTATGATGCAACAACAAATAGATCATCTATGGCAATGTCAGGGGATAATCAAAATCAAAGCATTAAAGGATTACAGAGTTTATTTGGTTCAACACCATTAATCTATAACAATAAAGTTATGGGTTATAAAATGGACCCAACACCTGCTACACAAGATACACTAGGTTATGTTGATCCTTATACTGTGAGAAGAAGTGATACAAAAGGTAGCACACAATTTAGTTATGGACTACAAAGACAATATAATGATCCCAATACATGGAATCAATTAACAAAATCATTGGATGCTAATAGTCTTTATGTACCATCAGAGAATGCTGAAAAGCTACCTGGATGGACTAATGTAGATAACTCACAATACCATCATCAAAGTAGTGGTTTGGGTAATAAATTAATGCAAGGTTTAGGATCTATTCTGAGTTTCACTCCTTTAGCCCCTCTTGGTTTGGCTATGACTACTTTAGGTTCTTTAGCTTCTGGTAATCATCTTGGTGGTATATTAGGGGCAGTAACTGGTGGCTTAGGTCAAGCTGGTGCCTTTGATAAACTAGGTTCATCTCTAGGTAACACTTTAGGTACTGGTAGTAAAATAGGTTCATCAATAGTACGTGGAGGTGTTGGTGCTTTATCAGGATTAGCACAAGGTGGTGGAGTCAAAGATGCACTACTTGGTGGTGTAGGTGCTGGATTAGGACCATTGGCTGGAAATTATATATCTTCAAACTTAGGAGATACTTTAGGTAAGACTGGTGCTAACATGATTGGTAGTGGTGCTAGTGGTGCTCTACAGAGTCTGTTTAAGAAACAGAATATAGGTGAGGGAGCACTTAGTAGTAGCTTAGCTTCTGGTCTTGGTGATTTTCTTAGTACTATGACTAATAATACTGGTAGTAATTATGATTCTCGCAGAGCTAGATCTAATTCAGACTTAGCAAAAACATTAGTTAATTTGGTGAGACAACAAAGAAGGAATAGATAATGGCACAACGACGACAAGCACAAGGTAGTCTGGAGAAAATTAAATTACCTTTATTTGGTGCTTTTTCTAATAGAGGAGATAATGCTGATAAGGACCAAAGATTTTTAAACTGCTATCCAGAATCTAGAAAAGTAGATCAAACTGATATTACTAAAACATGGATAATTAAAAGACCTGGATTAGATGCATATAAGTCATTCTCCACTGATGTTCCAAGAGGGATACAATTCTTTAATGGCAAGATATATGCTGCTTATGGTAGTGATATTTATGAGGATGTTTTTGGTAGTGTAGGAGCACCTACTCCTTTAGGTTTAACTATCACAACTACAGACACAACAATTGCTATGATTGTAGGTAACTCAGCATCATACGGAGATTATCTATTTGTATGTGATGGTGTAGATGGGTGGGTTATAGATACAGCAGGTGTTGTTACTCCTATTGTTGATGCAGATTTTCCATCCCCACATATAGTATCTCCTGTTTTTATGGATGGTTATATTGTATTAGCTAAAGGTTCTGATTTATATAATTGTGTTGTAGATGATCCTACATCATGGGACGCAACTAACTTTGTATCTGCTGAAAGTTTTCCTGATCCTATCACAGCTCTTGCTAGACAGAATAACCAAATCATAGCTTTTGGAGAATACTCAGCTGAATTCTTTTATAATGCAGCAAACGCAGCAGGTTCTCCATTTAATAGAAATGAAGGTGCTCCATTACAAGTAGGCTGTGCTTCTGCGGATTCTGTTTGTCAGCATGAGAGAAATTGTGCTTTTGTAGGTAGATCAGATTCTGGTGGATACGCCTATTGGTTACTTGATGGTTTCCAACCTAGAAAAGTATCAGATGAATATCTGGATAAAATGCTAGATCATGAATATGATATGACAGCAATCAAAGGTTATAATCTTAGAATCTCTGGACATATGTTTTATTTAATAAATCTACCAACTACTGATAGAACTTTTGTATATGATCCTGATGAAAAACTATGGCATGAGTGGGGTATGAATGGTGGTAGATTCTGTATTAACTATGTAACAGATGTAGGTAATGGACATATGTATGGACAAGTTGATGTTAGTATTTTAACTATGATTAGAACTACTCCTATCTTCAGTACTGACAATTGGGTGGTTAGAATAGAACATCACACGGGTGTTGATAATGTTACTGATACATCTGCTTATGATATAAGAGTCTTGTTCAGAACTAACAGAATAGATATGGATACCATGAATAGAAAATTTCTATATAAACTTTCTCTATTTATGGATCAAGTGGATACAGGTAGTACTCCTATTAAGTTATATATGCATGATAATGACTACAGAGATTTTGTACCTATAGTTGGAACATCCAGTATTGATATGTATTCTGACAGAGATCTTCCTCCTTATGCAATGCGTTTAGGTCAATTTCGACGTAGATCTTTTGAATTTGAAGATGTAAATACTAATCCACAAACAAGATATGAAGCAATGGAATTACAATATACTGAAGGGATTTCATAATGGCAGGTTTACCTCCACCACCCATTCAAGATAAACCAGGATCTTTTACATGGTTAGAATGGTACAGACAGTTAAGAAATTATATATCAACATCAGGTTCTGTTCCTTGGTATATTATTAACTTTGCTGGTTCTAATATTACTGATATTGCTATAAGACTTCATAATTCTCTCCAAGGATTACAAGGTGGTACATCAGGAGAAATGTATCATCTGACAAATGCTGAACATACAGCAGTATTAGATTCTACTCAAGGTACATGGTCCCCAACATTTACAAATTTAACAGTTGTTAATGGCACTGGTGCTGCTACATATGCTGGTAGATATTCACGGATAGGTAGAACTATCTTTTATACTGTCAAGATTTCTTGTTCAGGTACAGCAACAACAGCATCCACAGCAGGTACAACTTATTGTGATTTACCTGTTGCTGCTGCTCAAGATGATACAGTTACTACCTCTAATAAAACTACATTACTTGGTATAGGTACAGGATTATTAGATTCTACAAACGATCGTTGTTATCCATCCTCATGGGTTGCAACTGGTAATACAATTATAATTTCTGGAAAATATGAGGTTTAAATATGGATGATTACGAAGATTATTATTTTGATGACACAGCTCAGGGTCAAGAGGGTGGGTTTGGTGGATATGGTGATGAGCTATATAATGATCCAGAAACAGATCCTCAACTGATAGCAGGTCAAAATACAGATTACAATTACTCCTTTGACGATATTGCTCAAGGACAAGAAGGTGGTTTTCAAGGATATGGTAATACCTTTGGACAAGACATGGGATATGGAACACAATTCCCTGATTATAACGAACGTACTTATAGCCAAATGACTTCTAACCCTATGCCATTACCTGCTGATGTACAAGGTGGTTCTCCTTTCTCCGATGCATTAACTAAAGCATTAGGTGGTTTAGGTGGTTTATTTGCAGGTAAGGGTGGTAGTTCTATATTAGGTGCTTTAGCTGAAGGTAGATCAAATAAGAAGTATGTTCAAGGTATTCAGAATACTGTGGGTCAAAATCAACAAACATTAGATCCTTTTGGTTCCCAAAGACCCTTCTATCAACAGCAACTACAACAAGCTGTATCTAATCCATACTCTCAGAAGATTGTTGCTGATCAAGTTGCAGCACTAAAGTCTGCACAAGATAGAAAGAATGCTGCTGCTGGACGTAGAAGTAACAGTGCTACCACTGATCCTGAACTATTAAAAGCTATGGCTGATATTGCTATGAAGTATCAACAACAACTATATACACCAGCAGGAGCTAATATAAATCCAAATATGATGGGATTACAGGCATTACTTGGTGCTCAGAAACAAAATGCTAATGGTTATCTAAGTCCCCTTATGTCAGCCTTGGGTTTTAATATAGGTGGTAACACTAATAATACAAATACTTCAAATTCAGGTACAATTTAAATGACACCAATCTCTACAGGTTATCAACCTGAATTTGGTTTAGGTGCTTTATATCAAGGATTCAATGCAGCTAATGCTGATAGATTAAATGAGGAAGAGGTACTAAAACACTTCTTACAGAATCAAAAAGATATAAGAGAAGCACCA